TGCTCTCTTAATTCTTTGCTTTTTACTATCACCTTTGAAGGTTTTGCTCTTTGAATGAACGAAATCACTGATTGTCGCACCAGCATCAGCACCTACATCAATCTTTTCATTTACTTCAACTTCTTCTTTCTTTACCGAAGCAACAAATCCAGGAAGTTGTGGTCCTGCTTTCTTTGCTCTTTCTTTTCTTCTACGAGCAATTTCGGCATCTGCCTTATTCGCAAATTCTTTTTGTCCTGCAATATCTGGATGTTCTGCCGCAACACCTTCACTATAAATTCTTTTAAACTTAGAAATGCTAGACATATGAATAAGCAATACTTTTTTTTATTTATAAAAAAAGAGGGGTCGAAACCCCTCATATTACAGTTGAAATCCAGCAAAGGAATCTTTTTTCATATCTTGTTTAATACCACCAACCACATAACTTTCAACTTCCGTTTCTTGCGGAGCAACTTGAAGTCCCTTGGAACTAATCCAATGCTCCGTCCAAGGAAGTGGATTGTTTTTAGCAGCAATGTCATAAAGTGGTTTAATACCAATAGACTTCATACGACGATTCGCAATCCACTCAACATAACTCCAAAGAAGTTTGTCATTCAATCCAATCATTGAACCGTCTTTAAACAAATACTCTGCCCACCTTTTCTCCTCATTTACGCAATTATCAAAAGCACTTCTTACCCATTCCTCTTCTTCTTTAGCAATTTGTTGCATTTCTGGATCATCTCCTTCACGCCACTTATTGAGGATGTTTTGAGTAATGACAAGATGCTGATTTTCGTCTCTTGCGATGAGAGAGATAATTTTAGCGGATCCTTCCATAAGTTTGAGTTCACCAAACGCAAAGCTGCAAGCGAACGAGACGTAAAACCTGATACCTTCGAGAATATTGACATTTGCAATTGCACGATAGAGTTTTCTTTTTAATTCATATCTTTCTTCCTTTGCAGTTCCAGCACCTTCTTGAGCGTGAATCCAAAGATTTGAGTTTCCATAAAATTGTGCGGAATTAATAAAATCATCATAAGCTCCTGTGACTGAGGATGCTCTTTCTAAAATTTTATCATTATTCAAGATGGAATCAAATACTTCAGAGGGGTCTGAATAAACATTCTTAATGATGTAAGTATAGGAACGACTATGAATCATTTCCATAAATTCCCACACAGTCATACAAGCTTCCAATTCAGGAAGAGAACAATAAGGAATAAATGCCATTCCAGGACCACGACCTTGAACTGAATCTAAAAGAATTTGATACTTCAAATTAGAAGTAAAGATATGTTTTTGTTCTGGCCGAAGAGTTTGATAATCTGCACGATCCTTTTGCAAAGAAACTTCTTCTGGTCTCCAGAAATATCCCAACTGTTGTTGAGTCAGTTTATCAAATACTGGATACTTATATGAATCATATCTTTGAACTCCAAGAGGAGAACCAAAAAACATAGGTTGCTTTTTGGCATCTACCTCTTGAGTATTAAATACGGTCATTCCTTGAATCATTTTTTCTTTCTCTGCAGTAATTCTAAATTTTACAGGATTCACAATCGTCCTCTCCTCCTTCTAAAAGTTCTTTAACTAAATCATCAATACTTACATTATCCTCTTTAACTTCATCAGTCTTATTATCATATGTATTTTGGTAATAAGATGTCTTCCATCCAAGTTTATAAGTTGTGAGAAGATCTTGTGCCATCACTGAAACAGGAACTTCATTGTTTTCATAATTGCTTGGATTATAGGACCAGTTTCCAGAAATTGCTTGATCGAAGAATTTTTGCATAACTGCAACAATATTAATATACCCACGATTGCTAGGCATATCCCAAAGCAACGTATAATTATTTTTAAGATGTTGATACTGTGGAACAATTTGCTTAAGTGGTCCCTTCTTTGACTTCTTAACGGACAAGAACCCTCTAGGTGGTTCAATTCCATTTGTTGCATTTGACACAACGGAACTGCTCTCCGATGGCATTTGTGCGGACAGTGTTGAATGTCGTAGACCATATGCCTGAATTTCGGCACGTAAAGTTTCCCAATCATGCTGCAATGGAATAGAAGAAATTTCGTCTACATCTTTTTTATAAGTGTCAATAGGAAGAATTCCTTGTGAATACTTAGTGCGATTGAAATATTCACAAGCACCCTTTTCTTTAGCAACTTCATTTGATGCTTTAAGAAGGAAATATTGGAATGATTCAGATAATTGGTGAATTGCATCCCATGCTTCTTGAGAATCATATTTAAACCCAAGTTTAGCAAGATAATGTGCCAAACCAATATATCCAACACCTAAAGATCTACGTGCTTTAGTGCTAATCTCTGCAGCAACTACAGGATAGTTTTGATAATCAATCAACTCTTCTAATCCTCTTACAGAAAGATCACAAAGATCTTCAAATTCATCATCGGATTTTACTTTACCAACATTAACAGCAGAAAGAATACAAAGTGCAATTTCACCATCAGGATCATCAATATGTTGAAGTGGAACTGTAGGAAGTGTGATTTCTTGACAATTATGGACCAGAATATCATTTGCGAAGAAGTTATGTGTTCCTTCTACAGTAATATCATAGACTGGGATTTCTTCTTCAAGATATTCAATCTTTAGCATTTTTTTCTCCTGTTTTGTTCTAAAAGTTGTTTAGCAAGTGTTCTTTGAGTTTCGTCTCTATAATAAGGATTATACACCAATCCAGTTTGTTCTTCAATAGATTTATAAAAGTTTTTATGTTTCCCACCAAATCTATTTTTAGAAAAATGTTTTGGAAACTTAATATTCAATTCATTAATAGCAAACTCAACTATTCTTTGTCTTCCACCAATAAATCCATATTTTTTAGCAAACTTTACACCTACTTCTATAAGTTCCTCATCAGTGTATCCAGAATAGTTTGGATTATTATAACCAGTAGTTCTTATGGAAATACCATTTCTCCACTCTTCCTGAACCTCCTGTGAGCATCTTGGAAGCATCCATCCACCAGTTCCTCCTGAAGTGGCATTATAACCTTTAGTATCACTTTCAAAGAGTTTAATGAAGTGAGTTTCCTTTTCATTAATAAAGTTTTCATCTTCAGTTTGGTAAGTTTCAATCACAGATAAGTCCCAACAATTTTCCCCATATTTTCTAATAGAAGAATGAAATCTAAATTTAGAACCATTTCTTGCTGATGATAAATGACGATTCCAACGATGTTCTAATGAGTATTCAGTTTTTCCTATGTAAGATTTTCCGTTATTTTTATTGGTAATTTTATAAACAATATATGTTTTCATTATAGGAAGTGTAATCTCATAACTATTTATAAGATATGGAAATTACACTTCCTATCATATTAGTTGATTACCAATTCATCAGTTTCGGTTAGGTCTTTTGCCATCACATACCCACGATTTTTTGTGAATACTTTATGTTCTGGTGTAACTACGATACTCTTACCACTTTCTTCATCAGTAATTTTCATTACCTTTGCTTTTGGTGATGTTTCGGCAAATGCTGTAATAGGTGCCCATTCTTGTTGATTAGTTTCTGTATTATAAGAAAGAACTTCTATTTGAGGAACATCTTCGCAAGGGTCATTATCACTTACTTTATAAGACATAATTCCAATTTCTCTGGAACTAATATATTCATCCAGATCTCCAATCTCAATTTCTTCTTCATACACTTTCCAATCATAAATCTCTCCAATATCATCACATATTGATTCTGGATACTTAATTTTAATCTTTGTATCACCAGAAACACAAAGATTACTCATCTCAACCTTATCAATAAAGGATGAGTGTGAATTGCAATGGTCGATATTCATAATGTAAATACGACCAGTTTCTGCTCTTTCTTTTAAGAGGTCCAGAAAGAGTTCTTGAGCTCCGATAGTCTTTCTAGGAATAGATTCATTTCGTTCTGCATCCATATAAAGATCGTCAAATCGATCAGTCCCAAAAGCATCATAAAGACCAGGAACTGCATGTGGAGAGAAAAGGGAGATTTCTTCGTTCTTGATAAATCGTTCATAGAACAGTTTGGAGATTTGGATAGAATAGTCCAATTTACGAACACGATTATCTTCGGTTCCTTTATTATTTT